CCGTAGTGCCGCCGCCATCTGCGCCATCTGTGTATCCATCACGATATGCTTCTTCAACCAACTCCACAAGCCGCTGCTCCCGCTCATCTGCCTTGGCCTGTGTCTCTGCGTAGGCTGTGCGGATGATGTCGGCGCAGAGTCTAGTGTCAAACGAACCCAGTGGCTTAACAAAGAAGCACTTAGCCGTTATGTCACAAGCAATCTTGCCGCTATCTGATTCTAGCCAATCTTCCGCTGGATCTGTGTCTGTGCTATCGGTCATTGGTTGGCTCCTTCGCCTTGGCTATGTCGGCAAGATACCTGATGATCATTTTTTGCTTCTCCATCATGCAACCAATACACGCATGGGCAGGCGCAATCCCTGGCGTATAAGGACATTTTTTGCAGTCGATAAAACTCGGTACTTGTCGCTCGGTTGCCATTGTTTATCCTTCGTCATATTCCTGGACTCCTGCGTAATCGAGGATGTCATTCACTGGGTCCTTAGATGTGCCATCTACCTTGAGGCATTTCCAAGTGTCCATCTCTGGTCTTTGAACCCACATCGAATGTCTGCTGGTCTCCCGATCTGTAATTTTGAGACTCGCAAAACCCCATCCATTCGCAAGTGCCTTCTCCAATCTGGTCATGTGATGTCCTTTCTCACCATTATTATAATACCATCAGATTCACTAAATGCAGTAAGCCATCTATTAGCATCATCAACTAATTTGCCAAACCATAAACCTTGTTTTTTTATCCATTCAACGCCAGTATCGCCCCATTCATCTAACAACTTAAAATTAAAAATTTTATCTATTACCTTAATTACCGAAGAAAACAAATCCTGAATTTTAGTTATTAATCCCCTGAATTTAACTACGCCTTCGACAACAACATCATCAAAAACCCCAGTATCAGAGTGAACTCATCCCTACGCGCTGAATTTTGAGCAAAGGAAAGATTGCCGCAATCATTACATTTATATTGCAACTCCGAAATCATATCACCATCAACGTTCTCAAAAATATCCCATCCAGCCTCATAGATGTTAGATGATTGACAGTTCTGGCATTTATCGCACTTGATCTTCTCGTTGCTCATAATTCCTCCTCTCGTATTCGTTTAAGTGCCGCTGCTCTTTCTGGACTTGATAATGTATATGCCAGATCAATATTAGGCGGTTTCACATAGTCTATAGCAAAACAGTGTCCAGCATAACACTTCACACACTCTAAAGTATTACCATCATGTGTCGATATACGTTTTGCACCACACTTATCACATATAAAAATTTTCATTATTTTACCTTTATGCTCAGTGATTCACTCCACTATCTTTTTGGTCCACTAATGCCTCCCTTAGAGTCTTTAATGCCCGGTCAACACCATCCATAATAATTGATCTTTCCTGTGGTTTCTTCCGTAGCATGGCATTGATTAACTGATCACCATATTGAAATCCTGCCCCAATATCTTGTGTCTCCGTTATCTTATCCTGTATTCCCAATATGATTATATTACAAACCTCTTGCCTCTTAGCCTCGGCTTTTGCTTGTCGCTCTTTCCTTGACATGGATCCGTTATCAGTCATAGAATCCCTTTATACTATTAGCCTTAAGCCTTTTGAAAGTTTCATCGTCGAGCTTACAGTCAAACTCAAACCCTGGTTCCTTATCCCTCTTAGGTAGCCTCAGAGTCAGAGTCAGAACAAACTCGTCTTCTGATGGGTACATAGTAACTGACGGCAAGTACGCCGTCAAGAAATGCTTCATGATCTTCTCCTATTACCATACCCCAATCATTAGTAGTCTGATCAAGTAGTTGATCACCCTTTTTGATCGTGTCTCCCTCTCTTAAGAGTATATACCCATCTGTATGTAATGTAGTTAAGTAACATTCTCTACATGGTTTTCTTGCTTCATGTATCTCACAGTATTTATCCGAACTTGATGCAGATTTGGATTCCACCATACCCATGTTGTTGATGGTTCCACTCATTGAAGTCCTCCCAATCTTCTGACTCACGTAGTTGAATAGCACCAGCCCTAATAGTTATCGTTCTTTCCTCAACGACTCTTGCACCTTTAGCCTTTAAGTCTTCATACAATTCATAATCAGATAGGCTCCAGGCCTTTGGTCTAATAGACTCTGTTGTTAGTGTAATCCTTTGCTCAGAATTAAGTGGGTTGGGTACTTTAATAGCTATACGTGAGCGTGTCCACTGGTAGCCAGTCAATTGCCAACCATTAACCTTATAAGTATTATTAACAATAAATCTCCCAGCCTCATTGGTCTCAGTCATGTCTACAAAATTACTGCAACCACATATCAGTAGCACAAAGATCAGGTAACGCATAACATCTCCTCAATCAACCCGCGCAATTTACTTACTACAAATGGCTTTCGTACAGTTACGAAATTGTCCACATTATCTAACGAGCCGGTCAAAATAATTACGGGTGCTATTGGATTTAGTCTATTGATTTCTCTACATACATCCTGCCCTGACATATCTGGAAGACCCAAGTCAATGATTGTTAAATCAGGTTCATCATTTATATACGTCATGAGTCCTTCACCACATCTGTCCCTCCCTCAATGATTTTCATGATATCTTCAGGAATATCATAGTTATTTACCAATTCAGAACGGTACCTAGCCATCCAATCAGGACGATGATCAGCCATCAAACCAGGACGATGATCAGCCATCCAATCAGGACGATACCTAGCCATCCAATCAGGACGATTATCAGCCATCCAATCAGGACGATACTTAGCCATCAAACCAGGACGATTCTTAGTCATCCAATCAGGACGATACTTAGCCAACTGATTATAATACTTCTCAGGAATTTTTAGCAACTGATCATAATTCAATTCATTCCATTTCATTTGACTTCTCCTTTTCATCTATAGAATCATCAATGACTAGGATCTTCATGTGTTATCTCCCTATAAAAATCATACAGCCCTTTGGTAATACTACATCAACACTGACATCCTTCTCAATATAGTATACCTTACCCTTCATTGGTTCCTGTAGTTTGAAGCTCATCCTCTCACTACAACCAACAAGCAGACATAACGTGATTGCTGCAATCAATAGTTTCATAACTTTCTCCTCAATGTTTATATAAAACTGGTCCTGGATCTGGTAGCTCATCAATAAGTTCCTGATCTGTTGGCCCTGGCCCTGGCCCTGGCCCTGGCCCTGGCCCCTGGCATCCTGCTACTAGCAATAGCGCAATTGACAACAACTTAACCAGTTTATTTACAATAGCCTCTTCTGCCTGCTCAACATTGAATTGTTCAGTATAACGTGACTGTGCTTCAAATCCAAGTGGTGCAAGAAGTAGGTGTACCATCTCATGTTTCGCATGGATTTTAGGATCACTCTTCTCAAACTCTTCCACGCCTAGCGTAATCGTTGCAGTCATGTCATGATTATCCATTACTATTGTGGCAAACTTACCTTCAAGTGGCTTGTGTTCAGTATATATACTCCACTCCAATAGACCCCACTCGGTCTGCAATCGTAGGCACTCTTTCCTAAATACTATATAATCTTTCTTAGTCACTTTCCTCATGCCATTATCTCCTACATATCTCTAAGTGCCTAAATATTCCTTCCATAACGTAGCCATTATTCTGTGCTTTAATTCTGAATACGGGTTTATCGTCACCAAATATTTTTTCATAGGCAGCTGTTACTATATCCAATGGTTCATGATCGCCAAGATCAATAACAAAAAATCCTTCGTGTGCTGGTGGACCAACAACCCAACCACTACAACGATACTTAGCACAACCCTTGCATCGGCCACAGAGACACATCTCTGTTGCACCACATTCACACGGTACTATACCTTGATAGTTAGCTGACATTATCCCTCCTTGTACTCGCGATCAAACTTCTCGTTGAATGCTACAAAGTGGCGCCTGTCATTCCTTACTGCGATACACACATTGTGCAGTACAGCACTAGTATCTATCCAGTTTTTATATTTGTTAGAGTCATTCCAGTCTATGAATATATCTAACTCACCTAAGATATCCCATAGAAATTTATTAATTTGGCAGAGTGACATATAGGTTAATCTAAACCTATCAGCTTCACCATCACAAGTTTCCTTGAACAATTGCGTACGCAATTCGACCTTAGTATAATTAACAATGGCCTCAAGATTCGGTGGTGCGCCGCCAAAACATTTGATTGCAGAATCAGCAAGCGCACCTAATATATCAATATCACTGATACATTGTGGTGTCATCCACTCAGGATCATCCTTAAGGCGTTTATGTGTTTCAGGTATATTAAGGATGGCTGCATTAAGTTCATTCATACAGGCCTCATTTAAGAAGCCTTCCTCTGTTGTTAATGGCTGTGTAAGCATTGGTATTTTGTCATGAATCTCTTTCTTCATCTTAAGTGGCCACGGGTCTGTTACACCGTGCCCACAACACGCTGATGTTAACCAATCAATATGCCCAAGACAAGCATCATGTCCTTCCGGTGTTGGCTCACGGCCACACTTTTTACATGCTCGTTTGTCTTCTGGCACGAAGCATTTCTTTTTAGTATCCTCATACACCCAGTCCCCATTACCATCTTGAATAATCTTATGTCCTCTGCTATAACTATGCACTAGGTCCTCCCCATCCAACTTTCATGCTGATTGCTAAATGATCACAATTATCACGCTTCTCATTCATGATCTTTTTGTAATAGTTACCAGCGTCGCCTATAAAAATAGAATCACCTGGTGGTGCATTACGCCAACGTTCTAGTAGTCTTTCATAACTAGCATCATCAATCCATTTCTTTTGTGTATCATCCATACTGTCTCCTAAGGTGTAAACCAATTCAAAACAGCATTACTATGAAGACCATACCTATCAATGAGCCTTAGGAAGTCATCTTCAACATATGCTGGACTCTCAACTCTGGCCTCTCGTACCCTATTCTCAGCCTTCATACCCTCACACTCAATACTTGCTGCAACAGATTGTGCAATCACATATGCTGCTTGCTGTTCGCTAGTCATCCCATGCCTCCTAGTAAAACGTTCACTCTTGTGGGTTATATAGTGTAATGACTCACTCCTGCTACTATGTTATCGATCCTTATGGTTCACTTCAAGAAAATGATTTATCATGTTCTTTGGTTCACTTCTACAGCATGTGTTATCGCTTTAGTTGGGTTATCTGGTGCGTTAATTCACTATCTTGACATGATTTATCAATCACTTTGGTTCACTCTGTTATGATGTGTTATCCATTTCCCTGGTTCACTCAATTCTTTTGTTTTATCGTCTTGCCTGGTTCACTTGTCTACGTTGTATTATCGAACTGCGTGGTTAAGCAGGAACTGGAATCTTATGTACATGTCCTAAGTGTGCTATTGGATATGGCTCAAACGGTGGCTTCTGGCCATAGTGTGCTTCGTATGCAACCTCCCACCAATGGCTCAGGAATATCTTAACTGTCCACCGTCTTGCTCTTGCGTGGATATGGGCAGGTGGTAGCTTGCCTTTTGAGTATGCTTTATAGGCATCAGTTGTCTTGCCGATATTATACTTAGCCAGCTTCGCTTCTGCTTGATCAGCCAACTCACCATCATCATTGCGTTTATTCTCCTTAGCCTTACGCTCAGCAAATAGTTTGCCGTATACATCAGCATCCTTATTCTGTACCTTGACAAATGATTCACCAATCTTGTAGCAAAGTATCTTGAGATTAGCATTGAATGGTCGTCTAGCTAGTGCTGCTATCAAGTCCTTACGTGTAGGTTTGTCACCCATATTTTTCCAAACCGTTTCAGTTTTGAGATTGGCCTTTGGTGCTAGTTCAGCAACAAGTTCCATTGTTATTTTTGTACGTACTGGTACGTTGTCAGCGACAAATTTCTCAGATCCTTTTTTGCCCATCCATTTTGAGTCAGGGTGGATACCAGCATATGACATAATATGTCCAGGTGTCTTAGCAATATCCATGTCGATGTGTGCCAAGAGTCCTGCTGAAATGATCGGGCCAATCCCACAAATACCCATTGACCACTGTCCCACTGCGTGGTTCTGGGCATAGTGTTTCAGGGCTATTTTGATTTGGTTTTCAAGCGCGTTTGCATTATTAAGAAACCAGTTCAATACTTCCATAGGCTGGTCGCCTGATCGTAACTGTGCAGCCAATCTGATTCGTTGATCCTGCATAGTGTAGTAACTATCAACAAGAAATCTAGCTTCTGTGTGCGTCATTGATTCTGCTGCGGCCTTAAGATCCTTGCCGAGCTTTAATATAATATTATCCATATTATCCCCAGTAACTGTAGAGATACCATTTAGGTTCTCTTGGTAAATTCAATGCAGTACAGAAATTAAAAAATCTTTCGAGATTACCGATATCGACGTTGAATGTATTACTAGAATTTAATTCGCTTGGATAACCGTGCAAGGCTACCTTGTTTGTACCTGGAACAGCCATGATAAACATAGTACAATCATCGCTATGGTAATTATGCATATCAAATGGTATTGGATTATCTTTATCCCACTGATCTCGATGATCATAGTATTCACGACACTGTTCAGTTGATGGCTCAATACCGTTCAACCACGCACCATCGCTATCGTAAAGCTCAAACGGTGGCTTATATCCTTCATGTTCACGCCACCAGTCTACTGGCTGCTCATAGTTATCCCATAAGAATTCGTGGTCTTCATCATACATAACACCCAAACATATACAACCATCTGATGATGTACCCATATCACCTCCAATAGGCCTCCGGCCTATGGTAACCGGAGGCCTATAAAATTATTTGCCATTAGTGGCTAAGTGACTAGCCATACGTATCGCCCAATTAATCATTGTCTTGTTAGCTTCGACACCGGTAAATTGCTTAACAAGTTCAGGAAACTTCTTACTGAACAAGTCAATCTTGTGCATCATTTTAGCCCAAGCCGGGTCAGTTTCATTTACACCAAAATCATCTGGTACGGTCTTTTCGACATATGCGAACGCCATAAGTACATAGCCCTGATATTTCTCATACTCGTCCTTTGCTAACTTGCTCATGATAACTACTAGACTTGCGATGATTACTGCAATCACTGTAATAATTTCCATCTTTAACCTTTCTTAATGATACGCGGTGCCTCTGTGTACTTACACCCCCACTTTAGGGTGTTGACCAAACGGTCCATAACACGACTCATCCCACTACGACATGTAAACTTTCCACTTGTTGCTAGTACCTTACCATTGGAAGATACTAGTGTCCAATAGTCACCATGATCATGGACAGTATACTTTGACTTCGTCATTACTTGCTCCTTTGCCTAAAAGCATGACCATATATCGACCGACCTCTGGCCAAGTCGTCTTCCCACTCCTTTCCATATGCTTGGATTGCGAGATCAATAAAGTCTATCGTTTTAATCTTAGCAGCTTCTTGCATCGCAAGTGCAGTATGCCTCCATGGATTCTCATAAACGCTAGATTGGTAGGCAAACATACGAACATTGCGTTCTTCTTGTGTCTCGCCGGTATTTGTTGGCACAGATAGTTTCATTTGCTTACCATCAATAACCGTATTAGCATATGAACGCCATTGGATATTACCACATACCTCTAGACTAACCATTAGTGCCATTCTAATACGGTGCTCTTGATCAATATGTGGTGGAATAATCTCTTCAACCAGCCTCAATCCCTCAAAACCCAGCTTAAGACCACCATCTTCTTGATACTTGCCTGTGGCCTCAGCGATCCAGAATCTTGGTTCCTGAATATTGGCGTGAATAGGATTCATAAACTCAGCTATCAGTGGGTGAGGATAAGCATGTAACCAACCATCTTGGCACATCTGTCCAATAGCTGGTTCGATATGCCACTCACCTTTCTTCCACTCGAAGCCACCATGACTGGTCATTTCCTGCGTCGTCAGTTTGTAAACTTTACTCATCCAAACTCCCTTGTAAATATTCACCAATCAGTAGAGCAGTAGGTGTATACTCACGATCAGTAAACTCTATGCATCGCGTGAATGGCCACTGCTTCCATATCCACTGCGACCCTTGTCGTTGTTGGATTGGAACAATCTCTTTAACATCTTTTGTAGTCTTACTTGAATATATATTCATCTGCGGTATGCGACACTTCTCACCAGCAATATAACTATAGAAAGCATTATCTTCCTTGGCCCAATCCCAACTCGATCCTGGCCTATTGCCTTCCAATAGTTTGGCTACCATACATGTATTAAGATGCTGCTTGAATCCTAGATATCTAATAAAGATACTTGGCACCATAGCTATCCACTTAGCTAGTGGTACGTCCCATATCTTTGGTAGATTACATCCCTGGTTTCTGGCCCACTCATAACCGAATGGCCCTGCATAACATTGTGGCTTCTCTTTCCAATAATACTCGCCAGTGTTGAACCAACCATCGTGAGGCACTACGTCGAAATTACGACAGTTCTTACTAATAGATGTGCAAGTATTACACCATTCTTCTGCAAACTGCTGCACTTGTGTATCACCTGCGATCTTTGCAGCTCCAGCCAGAATACTTAACATACCAAGATTATCAATTCCGCCAATGACTGGATCAGTTAGTACATGACGATATGTACCATTCTGTACATTGAAAGCTTGTAATACTTTCTTCCTATAATAATAACTCACATTTCCTCCTTTGATTGATTAATCATATCTAACATTAGATCAATAGACTTCTTTACGTGTACTGATATTTCTGCTGAAATAGATTCGCTATCAGTTCCGTCTTGCAGGTCAACCACGCTGTTGCCGATACCTCCCATTTACCACTCATATTGTAGACACTAAGTGTAATGCCATCACCGATATCTTTTTTATATCCTTGAGCCATAACATCATATTTAAAGCCTAATTGCTCAAATACGTTCATCATGGTAGTCTCATTTCCTCCTCATGAGATGCATGACAATCTGGGCAAAAACTTATAAGATATTGGTTTTGATCGGCGCAATCAATACAAACATTATTACCACACTCACACTCATGACTTAGATAATCTTCTGGCTTTTCTTCTGTACACACGCAGCAAATAAACATAGTTCCCTCCACTATAAATAGCCTCCCGGCTTAACGATACCGATTTCACGAATCAAAACACCAGACTCATGGAACATATCTTGTGATCGTAGTGCATCTTCTATCCAACGCTCATTAACAGTAAGGCTTTCAACAATTACTTCTCTCAAACCCGCTTGAATAATAGCCCTGCTACAATCTGTACATGGAATTTGTGTACCGTAGATTTTACAATTCAAAAGATGAGCACCCATTCTGGCTGCATTATATATAGCATTACGCTCGGCATGTTCAAACCATTTATATTTCTCTGGCCTCTGGTGTCTATATGCAACATCATCATTAACACCACGCGCCATGCCATTGTAACCAGTCGAACGGATTTCATGATCAGGCCCTACGATAACGGCTCCTACTTTTGTAGATTGATCCTTGGATCGTGTTGCAATAACCTTAGCCATTATCATGAAGTACTCATCCCAATTTGCACGTTCCATCTTCACACTCCATTTTTGGTATGCCTAGCTTCAGGCATAGATCTGCATAATCACTAGCAGCACGCGTCACAATATTAAAAGCTAGTGGCATTGAACCATCCCAACCAATAGCCGCTGCCGCGGCTGAGATATCTATGATACCGAACTCACGCCAATTTTTCATACCATCTTTTAGCCAAGCTCCCGGTAGTTCAAAATAATCACCCCTATCTAATTTACTCTTAACATATTCACATTGTTTACAATCTGCTTTTGTGAACAGTATTAACTGATTCATTTTGGACCTCCAGGTACTAAAATCTTTGGTGTATTGGCTAAATCTTTATACTGTTGAACCATGATGTTTACATGTGCATTGAACTTACTGAATGCATCCTCAATATCATCACACTTTGGCATCAATGATGGGCCTAAATGTGTCATGCCTTGATTAGTAACGATATCAAGATGTGCATAGTATCTTACATCTTTGGCTGATGATAGTTGTTCAATGATTTTAGTGATCACATGACCACCACTGTTCTTACCATTAAGTATATAGATAATCTTTTCATAGATTACATCTTCTTCCATATCTGGTACTTCTTCAGGAGATTCCATGCTCTACCCTCGTAACCCTGCTTAAGAAATCTTTTCAACTTACGCTGTTGAAAAGGATTAAAATGTATATACTCATACCTCTTACCTGCTTTACTCTGAACCGCTATACTATGATTCGTTGTCGATAATATCAGCATACTGGCCTCCCAGTTTCCCAGTCATAGTAACGTGCAGCATGATTAATAAGATCAGCATAAACACAACGTGTATGCATATTGTTGAATGGTAACTCATCAGAGGTTATATAACAGTTATATCCCCAGGATGTTGACCATTCCTTTTCCGGTACGACTAGTATTCTCTCATTTACACTATTATATATTATAATTAATTCATACCTTGTTGCATCACCTGGTTCTGCCACTATTGTTACATCATCATAAGCTTCGTGGCATACTCCTAGCATACTAAACATCTCTTGGAGATCAACTAATAATCCTGGTCCATATACAGTCTCTGGAACATTTTTCATATATACATATCTTCTCATTTCTTATACTCCTTACAGCATTTAACAGAACAGAAAGAATTATTGTGCATATGCTCAGTGCCACAATTAATACATGGTCTTGACTTTTTCTCAGGCCCAAGCCTTCGGCCTTTTGGTAATTGAAGCCCTGTCATACTACAGACTAGGGCCAACTCTAGCTGCGAGCGCAGTTTCTTAAGTGCCATTTCTTTTGCAGCACCTTCATGTGTCATTAATACAAATTCTTCCATAGTCTCTCCAAAACAGGTGGCCTCGGCTTGCCACCATGCTCCAACTTAAGTTACCAACTGATCCATATAATCTCCCCCTATGGATATGGATCGCGTTTGGAGTTTGAATGTACCGTTGTTAACATGGCTGGCTACCACAGTACAAACCTTGGCCAAATGGTGCTCAGGGAGGGAATCGAACCCTCACGCCCTAGGGCAAGGGATTTTAAGTCCCTAGCGTCTGCCGTTCCGCCACCTAAGCTACATATAAAAATACTTTCCACAACGTCTACATTTTAAAAGAAAGAAATGTTGTGGTGCATCGTCAGAGTCAGGATAGTCATGGAAATCATATGGCCCCAGGCCTCTGGACTCTTCACACACTATCCTGTCACTCAACCTCAAGAACGCTATGATCTTTCTAATCCAAGTCATGTGGTATATTATCTCCTGTGCTTGAATGTGGTTGATGGATACCAAGTGTTCCACGTGGTTGATCAGGTGCCTTATTGTTACTATCACAGATACATTCGTGACGTTTCATTTTACATACCGGACAGGCCCAAATCTCAAGATTATCAGCCAAAGCATACAGCATCTTCTCACGCCTATCTGCTTCTGGGTGCATAGGTTTATCACGTATCCAACACTTGAATACCGTGAATGGTACTTGTAGTTGTTCAACAATCGCACAAGTAGTCTTAAAGTCTTTTTCTGTCTCAGCAGGATGTCCAACCATTAGATGCATGTCGATACCAGCATATGGCATATTGAGAGCTGTTGTCTGTATATCTTTAACATCAGTTATAAACTGTACAACTTTCTCAACATCAAACTGTTTCCGGCCCATGGCCTTAACAAGCGGTTGACTGAATGACTGGACACCTATAGCCATGCGTCTTATGAATCCCATTCCTATCCAGATACGCATATTCTCATAGTATTCATCTACCCAATGAGCATCTAGATTGTCGAGATCAATTTGCTCATAAATAATTACTTCATGCAACAGTGCAATCATTAGATCACCTAACGTTTTTCCAATATCCTTACCCCAGGCACCGGCATCCTCACCCATTAACAATGGTGTGATTCCTTTGGCCCATTGTACTTTTACCTTACGAACAATCATTGGTAGCGGTTCAGATATAAGACGTTTAGTAGCTTTATTAATATTGCAATAGTTACAATTGTTAAGACAACCACTTAGTATCTTAACATTACTATCACAGTCTACGTCTAAGACCTTGGCAAATGGAATCGTTGTCCCCAATTTTTCATCAAGATGAGCCATATTCATATCGAACTCACTCAACTTACTAAAGAACATTTCATGTGGTATCATATCCTCATCTATATCTGGCAGACAACCAAGTACAATAGTCTTTTCTTTGAATGGCTCAAGATTCTTAATCTCTGCCAGTGCTGCATCATAGTGTGGCTTATTGAATGCACAACTTATAAAAAATATAAGATCACTTGTTGCATAGTTATCGTCAATAGCCCATCCATTAAGATAGGCCCACTGAATAATCATTAACTCTTCACGCTCACGCCTATGGCATAGGCCATTCTTAAAAACGCTAATCTTCATAGCATCTTACCTTTCCTATCTACAGTACAAATACAATCATATAATTTGTAATGACAGGCTGGACATATCCACTTGAATTCTGGTGCACCAGCATATAGTGCATTACACCTAAACTGATATTCATTAGGTGATAATTCCTTTTCTTGAAGATCCATATTTATATGCCTAAAGAATGGCGATGCACAGAACGGTATATTATCGCTCAACAGTCTATTAACAATAGACATTGTTACATGCATCTCTTCACGTGTCTCACCAGGATAACCAACAAGTAGATGAATATCTAAATTATCACAGTAGTCTTTGCCGCTACGAGCCATCCTAGCATCAGCGATTTCGCGAATCCGTTCAGCTAAAAGATGACTGTCGTAATTATTTCTACGATTCATTTTAGCTAACACTTCGTGATTAAAACTCTGAACACCCAACGGTAAACGAATAATGAAATCGCTATCCAACATTTGTCTTAGTGCATCATAGTGTAACATGAACCATTGAGCATCCATGTTATCTACGATTATCTTGTCTTCTTTTCTGGCATTCCTACGCAATAAATCAAGTAGACCAACAATCGTCGATGAACAATCCATACCATATGCACCAGTATCCTCAGCCAATAGCATTGGTGTAATACCTCTCGACCACATATCTATAACGTTCTCTAGTATAATATGTGGCTCGATACTTTTAACCTTACCAGTAGCACGACAAGATCCACAGTATGTACAGTTGCCCACACAACCTGTTGCAATATGAACACCATAGTGGTCACAGTCTTTATCCATTATCGGCGACATTGGTATGCCACCAAGTGTATCGAAATAAGCATTAAGGTCACGTAGTTTTAATGTGTTGAAATTTGCTAACAGTGGATTGCCAGGATCAATACTTGGGAAGCAACCCACAACAGTTGTTATTATATTATACGGAATCATTTTAATCAACTGATCAATAGCCAAATTATAGTTTGTTCTGTCATATCCACAGCTTGTAAAGATAAGTAGATCTGCTTCTGGAGCATCGCACTCAGTATGCCCGTTTAAGGACATCCATTTTCTGATACGATATTCCTCTTGCTCACGCCTCTGGCATGAGAGATTCCTATACAGTGCTATGTTCATTTACCTCGTCTCCTAAAGTGATGGCTGGTTGGATTCGAACCAACTTGGCATAACTCTAACCAGCAGAGTAACGGCTCTTTTCTAATCCGCTAGCGGGTTTAATTATTATCACTCCACGGCTTCCGTTACCTACAGTATTTCCCACATACATGCAACCATCATACGACTAAAAATTCTTATGTTGACGTGTGCTATTTCGGAACCATTCTTCATTCTGGCCTTCACCCTCATATGCAAGATGATGTTGATCTAGCATAGATTGACGTAATCTTGACTCATCCTCAGTCATGTCACGGAATATCCAACCTGATTTAATAATCTTCCATACCCATGCAGCCTTCTTGAATAGCTCAAACTGATGTTCCTTACTGACAGTACATCTGTGTCTTGCAATACGTATAGCTGGTGGTGTAGAATGATCTTTAAAATCAGGGTTCGGGCCTATGGCCAGTTGATCAATACCAACAACAAACTCTGCACCAACTTCTTCACCCAAAATCCAAGCGTAAATAGTTTCTTGATTGGCCCATGATTCATCAATCTGTTCCATATGATGGCCGATATTTATAGTCAGTCCGTTAACCACCATCATCTGTGCATCTTTATGTGGACAGTGTACACCACGCATATCCATTGGTCCGCGCAACATAATGTAACCCTTCTTTGGACTTACATTACCTTTAGAGCAGAAGCCATTAACCTTCCAGTCAAAGATTACTGCACTACCACTCTTGGTATGGAAGAACACATCAGGATAACCATAGAATGCAAGTCCATCAACTTCGTCACCATGAGCGACATGCCCCTCTACCTTGAATTCAAATTTCGGATCCGTATCGGCCTGTTCCAATTCTAACATGATGTCTGCCAATGCACCGTGTTCTTTATAAGCATCAAAACAAACTCGTCCAGCTTCAAGTGCGAAGTCGCGATTCTGTTCTTCTACTTGTGCCTCGAATAGCGTTGTTAAATCAAATTTTGGATCTTTACTACCAAACAATTTATCGTATAGATAACTCTTTACATGGGCATCAAAAGAACTACCAACAGACATGGGTTCTGTTTGTGGAAATCTTGGTGGTCGATTATCTGCTAGATACTTCAGATAAAACTCAGTGATGTCTTTATAAAATAGTGAAAAACTAGTCGGACTTAGATACTCTGGTGTTCTCATTTTTGTCTCCTCGATAGATCTCGATAATCATTTCAAGTGCTTTCATTACACTATGAAATATATGGAAGCATTGCTCAACAGTAAGACTATCTTCTTTTACTTTTGATTGCATCCAACTTATAACAAGTAGATTTCCTTCCTCCTTTGATACCTTATCAATTGCTGCCCTCTGTAGCAGCTTCTTCAGTTCTATTGATAGTCGTGTTAGTTTTATTGGGTCTAGCATTTGCTAGTCTCCTCATAACTTGATCGGTTGAATCTACTGGCTCTTTCCACCAAGTTGGTCTTTCTATTGCCACATACTCATACCCATAGTTGCGTCCTGGCCAATAGTCATCACACATTTCATCAATCAACATATCAGCAATCTCACCCATTGTATTGCCTCCAGTATCTGGCTTCTTGAGGTATCTTATCTCTTGACAAGCCTCTATACTTAAAGGTAACTTTGCACCCTCTTGGAAATTCTTTCGCCTCAATCCAGTCTGGACATTCCTCAGCTGGATTATCCTGCGCCCACTGCTGCGGTGTTATAGACATGCCTGTAATATCATCGCGTCTTTGTAAGAGACGCTCCGTCTCAGTGAATCCAGACAGCTCCATCCTCTTACCATTGTCTAGCTCTAATACCAAAGCACCCATCATACCAAGCAACTTGCTACCCTTATCGGTCTCACGACCAGAAACATAGCCAGTGACTGTTCCCTCAGCATCATCTAACTTCTTAACTTTTTGGATATAGTGGCTACGCTCACCTACCCAACATCCGCAGTCTGATCTTACAATCAATCCTTCACCACCTTCTGCGCTTACACGATCTAACTCAGCATCAACAACTTCAATAGCCCTATCTGTGGCCATTGGCAACCGGGTTTGAGGATGTACTGTAAGATGCTGAGATTCGATACATTCTCGCTTAAGAAGATTAACCACTGTTTGATACTGGATCAATGGTCCTGGCATATACTCTATAATACCCTCTGCATACTTACAATACCAATCGTAACAACCACTAAGCGTCTTGTGGAAATTTGTTGTATCAATCACACCATCAGCTAACCACATCTTTGGTGGTGGCATATCAAACGCCCTAAGAGATACTATCTCCCATCCGGGTCCGGCCTCAAGATCCTTTACCGTTGACATGAGGAACTGTCGATTATCTTTGCCAGCATACAGTTCACCGTCCAGTGTAGTATGAGGCAGACTATCCAAAAAGTAATCTGGTGCATGGATAACATTACCGTAACGACTCCACAGACCAGTAGCAACAGGAGGAGTAACATATCTCCCATCCTTAATATTGTTGGCCCACGGTACATTTGATTTTGGTAATCCACGAGTTACTCCCCCATCCCATAGTGCGCGCATGCCGTCCAACTTCTCGCTCATGAACCAACCACCAAGACCGTACTTGTGTGGATCGTACTTATGAGCTAATAGTGTAAATTCTCTTTTCACAGTTATCTCCTAAGGTTGAATACTGAACTTACTTTCGCCACCATACATAATCATAAAGTTAAAGGCCTTGGCCTCTGGCCTCATAATACCTCGTGCCTTAGCTACAGCCTGATGAACATCACCCTCTGATTCAAGTGTCTCAATAACTACTTCAGCATTTGGGTGATTGCGCCTAAGTATATCTTATCAATCTCACTTACTTTTCTTCGCATTTCGATTCCTCCACTGTGTATAACAGACACCAGCCCGCTTACCAGCATCTGGAAAGTCTTTATTCATTATCTTATCACCCATACAGCGATCAATAAAATTCGTACGCTTCTCACTTTTAACTGGATTAGGTATTGGCATCTTATATCTCCTTGAACAACCTATCAAAACATGTTTCGCAGATTCTTGAGACCAGCAACTCACGGTCATTGATAGATAGGTATGGAAAGGCATCTTGAATTTGTTCACCGGCCTTCCATCTTTCCCAGTCTTCTCGTATAATGTATATTGTAACCTTTTCCTTACACTCCAAGCATTCTGTTGCGATGCGCATGTCTGGTATAAATGCTATCACCATTTTCTCTCCTTATCTACCCACTGATTATCTTTGTTAAGTGTCTATTCACTAGTTCTTCTTTTCCTTCAAGAAGTATATATGTTCGTGTCATTTTATTCCTCCTCATTGTTCAATCTTGCACATGTATATCGTGCATCAACATGAAGTACAAGTGTACTACCACATCCTTCTTCTCTAATTGCATCCCATGGAATACCGTTGTCAGTTGCATACTTTCTTATTGCCATCTCTCCTCCACTGTGTGGTTCACGACATGTATGTGGAATCACTTCACAGAATGCCATGCAATTAGGATTACAACGCTTCTTCAACACTTCCCCCAGGTTTCTATCAAATGGACAAAAACGCTTATCAGCTTCTTCCTTTGTGACTAAATTAGGCTTCATGTTATTCCTCCTCATTGTTCAAATCGCTCTTGTTTACAAAATCTACATACCTTACGTGTAAGAGGCCATTTTCCTGTTCTAAAAGCTTCAGCGCATTTCCTAACACATTTTTCGTAGCTCATGTGCGAAATAAGACCAGCACTAGGAAGTCCTTCGACACGCCGTACTTCGCCTGTATCGAGATTCGTAATTTGTCCATGTTCTAGTTTCCAATTCTTTACATGTATGTTCATTTATCATCCTCCTCTAGATTTTTAAAATCATATATTTATTAATAGATGATTTTAAGAATCTATCCGTTTGGCCCGGTCCCTTTCGGGGCCGGGCCTCCGGCCTCAGTTGTCACCTCGGTACATCGGACTACTCCTATTCTAGGACAAATATTTGCCTGTATGCCCGACCCATCTTGGCCGGGCTATCAGGACTTATCTCTTTTTGAGTACGGCGTTATTGCCGTATTAGTATTTAAAAGAGCCCCTAAATACGCATAGCTAACCATAGGTACTGGCTTTCTGCATAGCACGGTTGTATAAACGCGGTATAGTTGGCTCGCGTATTTTGAGCCAACACTTAACTGCGGGAGGGGCTAGCTCCGCAGTCCAAATTAGCCAGTACCAGAAATAACCTATTATGGCTATCATCTGGTCTCCTATTCTAGACAGTATAGTACGATCTTTGCAGCTGGCCAATTATCACACTCAACGATTGTTGAATCACTAATAGTTACGTCGATGCTATGATCGAGAAGAATCTGTTCAACCTCACTAGGATCAATAGATTCATCAATTTCAATTGGCCCTTCATTCTCGACCTTCCACAAATGGATACGGTACTTGTTAGCACCATTAATAATTGATTCAAGATCCAACGCAATACGTGTCTCTGCCCTGGCCCTTGGCTCATCGTCACCTTGCTCGCCAGTTACATCAGCCTTAAGATTAACTGTTATCTTTCTCATCATTCCTCCTTAATAATCGTGCGAGGCCAGCGATCTATTTACATCCTGTATCAGACCCAGTATTTATACAATCGTTACACAGTCCCCAACTCCAGATTTTTGGTAATATTATACTTGGCATCCATTTACCACAACACCCACAATTACCACCAATCTGTAAGTCACTTATAGCATAGAGGCCAAAGTAACATTTAATGTTACGACGAATCCAATTGAACATTTTAACTCCTCCTTTGCTTGAGCCTTTGTGCTTGTCGCTATGCAACAAAGTCAGCAGCACCTTTACAAATTCTTGGCATTGTTACTCTCCTAATCCTCAAGTTCATCCAACATCTTCTAGTTCAATATATCTAACACACCATACAAGCTACGAATCTGACGCTCAGGTTTTGCACCCTTTAGCACATAGCTCGCAGCATTATAATATCCCCATGCAGAGTTCAGTACACACTCTGGATTATCCTCAGAGGGATTATAATACTCATCATGGATTTTACCAATCCAACTCCAAGGATAAAGATTTCTGTTGGCACCCACAACTAGAGCATCTGATACTTCAATGTTTGTGATATATTTCTGTCGTAGGTTTTCAATGCTGGCTCTAACATCGCTGAAATCTGTCATTGCTCGATTGATACCATGGAATAACTCGGCCTCAAGATTCAGGCCTGTGGTATGTTTACGCTTAAGTATATGTTCACCAGTTATTACACCATTGTGACAGACCATGATATGGCCACCAACTGATAGTGTAATCGGATACCTCATGTCATTACTATGCCGATAGCCAAGCGAATATCGTTGGCCTTCAATAGCTTGTAATCCTGGAACTTCAATGTCGAAGCAACCAACAAGACTCATCTCATCATCTGACACCGAATGGCGTTCTTCGATAATTGTGCAACGCCGTTCATTCAACCTGTTACGGATTGTATTAATCAGTGTACTATGTTTCACACCCTTCCACCTACTGCCAGCGTGCTCTGGCCTATTGATTTCCATCTTCTCGATGTCTTCCAATCTAGTCAATTTTCCAATAATCATATTACCTCCTTAACAATATGGTGTAGGTACCTGTACCTTAACTCCGCATTCACATGTGTAAATATAGTTTGCATCTGGCTCGACATCTTTACCACTACCGCACTCTGGACATTCAATTTCACGATTCTGTGAATCCATCATCACAGCTTCAAGGGTCTCAATACTAGTATCTTCGATGCCGACAACAACCTTATCTTGTTTAGGTTGCTGCTTTGGAGCCTGTATTAAAATACTACCAAGACCACTTGAATGTGGATGTCCATTCTTTTTGTAATGTACTGGACACATGTTAGCCCATGGGCCTCCAATAGTTGGTGCATCATACTTAGCTGGTTGATCACAAAAATCACATTTTGGTATCTTCTGCATTTTGACCTGCTTCATGATTCCTCCTTTTCATACTTAACTTTCGGCGACAAGCCTTTGGTACAAGACGAACACCAATATGTACCGCAATACACTTAGTATAAAGATGTCTAGTCTCACACAGACAACTACACAAATATCCATGGTTCTCCAGATACTTGTCATCTTATCTTTAAGGTGATCCGGTATCTCACCCATCATCGTCACCCTCCCAAGCTTGTCGGGCCATTTTTATGTGCCAACATTCTGACCTACAGGCACAGTTACAATAGTATTCACTATTGATACGTCGAACGAGATAATGAATATCTGGATTCGTGCGACTCTCAACGTGCATACTATTAATATCTGCTTGAGTAATCAATTCTTCCCATGCGTCATTGAACTCATTAAGAAGCGTTGCATCTGCTTCTGGCTTGATTCCAACAATCCGGTCTTTAACAACATGAAATGGTCTTACTGTTTGGCTCAGCACTTCATACTCTTGTCCACGAACTTTTATAGTATTCATCTCTAAACTCCGGCTCAATAAAGTTAAGTCTCAAAGCCTCGAATATGGCCTCTTCGGTTGAAGAAGCTACCAATTTACTTTTGTCTCTATTCCATAGGCCACTCCTATTTAATAATAATCCTTTTGCTTTTGCAACACCGCGCATATACATATTGAATTCACCACTACCAGTTGCATATAATAATGCAGCACCCATGTCAAATTGTATACATGGTGTTAACTGTATATCAATACCTTTATAGTTTCCAACTTTTGTATCACGTTTGAACATATTAATACAGGCTTCACGCAGTGCCATTTCATTAATTGGTGCAACTACTATATCAAGATCACCTACTGTTGCTTTCCTACGACGTATACTCCCACATACTACTGCTGCTTCCCAAGCATAATGTGTTATATCAAGGAACTCATGCGCTAGACTCAGTGCTTCGTGTCTCGGCACTCGATGACCTTTTGACATAATAGAGTCCCTCCCTGTCAAATAAAACATTTAATTGGGCTATAAGATTGTCCCAATCAATACGATAATTTACATCTTGTTCAAACGATAAATATTCTTCACGATAGTATGCTGCGAGATCCTGAAATCGTGAGCATAATGCATCGGCTGCTTCAGCTAAGTGGCCAAGACATGTATCCCACTTCTCTGGATGACCTTTTCTGGCCTCCAGATATGTGACAGCTGCTTGTCTTGTATGTTTCCGTGCGCACAGTAAACAATCATCCACAATACCCTGCATCGAAAAGTTGCTCCTTTACTATGGGCATCGGATTATCTTCATAACGATAAAGACTATTCCAACGCCGCGGGACTAATACACCATGGCCTCCGGCCTTTGTAAACTTATCGACATTCCTATCAGCATCGTCAATAAGTATTGTATCTCTATTAGCCATTAAGTGTTTATGTGGTGTAATAACAAAGTGACGTGAGAATCCATTTTCAATTATCCATTTCATTTTCCCACTAGCACAAACAGGATTCATTGATGGTGATGTTGCTATATACTTGTCATTATTGCCAAGCAAATTTAGCAATTCAGTTTTAATATCTGTTGGTCTAAGGTTGATCCAGAAATCCTCACCTGCTTTATCAATACCTTCCCAGAACTCGAATGGCCTCAGGCCTAAGATATTAGCAATATTATAATCACCATTAGGCCACTTTGCTGCCAGTTGCATAAATGTTGTACCATGTACTCGACATGCTGCATCAACGAAATCTGTTAACACTCCATCCATATCAACTAGAAAAATCATCTTTTCTCCTGAGCAACTTTTCACCAATAATATTCTTATGTTGATTAACGCGTTGATGAGAACAACCTATTGCTGCACCAATTTCTTCTTCAATATATCCTTGTATAGTCATTTCTATTATTTGTTTTTCCTTGGGTGATAACCCCATTGAATTTATGAGTTCAACGAAGATGAAGTCGTAATTATCTTCACACGCCGGTATCGTCTCTACAAGAATATCATAGATATCAATAGGATTATCATCATCAAACTTAATACCATCAGCTTCAATTATTGTTGGTATAAAGTCTCCCTTAATTCGCATTTCTCTATATGCTGATCTTGGGATTTTTACAATCCTATCCTGCTCTAAGAAGTCCTTAATATGTCTTTCAGCAGTTGCAAAGATATACGGTGTAATGTTATCATCCAGAAGCCGGTCAGGTGCCCATTCTACGGCTTGTGCAACACCGAGGCACGCAGCACTGACTAGATCGTCAGTCTTGTGAGGATATCGATTAGCATAGCAAGCAACTAGCCACATGGCCAAACGTATATGGCCTTCAACTATTACTGGTGCTATGCTCTTATCTCCGGCTTTTAACTCTTGTACTAACTCAATTAGTCGTGATCCTTCAATCTGTTTTGGTAGCTCATTGGCTCCAAAGTAATGGTCGAACCCGCGCGCTCTCCCACTGAGCGATCTTCTCATTGGCACCCCCTATGCTAGATGATTTATAGAATCATTTCCCAGTTAAATTGATTTGATTATGATCCGGCTCCTTACGTCCGATAAAACGCTATACTTTAATATATGTTATTAATGGGCATATGCAAGCCAAAAACAATTTATACCGGAAAATAATTCGAATCCAATCCCCTATACATTAGTATAGGCGCACCCCACAGTCTTCCATAATCAAATCACAATAAAAAATTCTCTGATTGCAAAATCATCTACACTTCTTATAACACCATTTGGATCATATGTCCGTTGTTCTTTATGGTCCCAAGCCAGTGCATGGATTTCTCCAATCAATACACCACTAAAATGATTCATAAAAATTTGTAGTCTTTCATGGGCTTCGGCCTCAGTAAAAATGATTCCAAAATCATAAAGCTGTGGCATTACTTCAATACATGTAACGGTCTTTCCTCGTCGCATACAGCAGTCAATTAATTCTTGATGATGATGTCCACGAAATTTACGCGCGCCACTGGCCAATGGATTAATTATTTCAAGACCATCATGCCCAATTTCCTGGACGAGGATTTCAGGATCCTCGTCCAGGATCATGGCAAACGCATACAAGAGGCATTGCGGTTTAGATTGTTTTAATAGTTTCATCTTCCTGCACCTCTCCGACAGTACAAATAAGACCAGAAGATTCTTCTAATAACTCTTCCTGAATAGCTTCTTTTAAAGCATTTGCTTCTTCTAGTGTATCAACTTTTTCATCATATATAATTATTACGTACATACTTTTTCCTTTATCTTGGCCCTTAGATTCCCGCTTACTAAGGGCCTTCATTCCCCCGGTTCTTGAACAACTTCCTTTTCATCCTCAAGCAGTTCTTCAGGTATTTCTATAAACTGATTACATGCTTGCTTTAAAATATGGTTTATATTTGACGCAATAATTATTACAGATACGCCCTTGGCCTTGGCCCATTCTATAACTGGTAGAAGGTTAGGGTCAGCTGATCCTAGAATCACAGTATCAACTCTATCTACGATATTAACAACGTCTACAGCTATTGCAGCATTCCAATTGGCCCTATACTTATCTTCTCCACGCTCCTTGAACTTACATGTAAAATTAATCTTTTTCAAGAAGCTAATAAAACTATTAGCTTTATCACCAGAGTAACTACCATAAGCATAGGCTTGGTATACCTCACCAAAATCAGTTTGACACAGGTCTGAATATTTTCGGTAGTCAAGTTTTCGTGCTTCATATCTCTTACCAATACAATAGTAAAGATTAGAGACATCAACAAATATTGCAACTTTTTTCATCTTATCTCCTCAGTTATAAAATTTACAATACCCTCTACTGAGGTTCATTTCATAACGTCCAAATATTTCCACCAATTAGGTGGCTCAAACAATTTCTGATATTCACCCTCAGATGCAGCAGTTAAAATCCATACACCAGATCCATGTGCCATGAACTCTGGAAAATCTCTTAACTGTGCCGAGGTAAAATGACTGCCTTTCATATTAGGTAGTTTTACTTCTACCCACCTTTGTCCGTAGCTGTAGTGACAAGAAAAGAAATCAGGCCACCCTTCTGTATAAGCATTACCATGTGTCTGCTTACACCACCAACCACGCAAAGTCATCATATCCATGATGGCCCTTTGGATTTTTGCTTCTGGTCTTTCAATATGTTTGGAGTGAGGCTGCTCCATATTATTTCCCATTAGCAATGGCTAGTGCCAATAATCCAATAGCTTGCTTTAACAATAGTTCCCGACTATCTCCCGCATCCTTTGCGGTAGTTATTAATTCAATTGCGCGTATCTGATAATATTCAATATTTCCATTATCAGCTATTACTTTCATCGGTCCCGGTTTCTTCGGGTTGAATACACTCTCCCTCAGTATTGACCGGATCAGTGTTAGACTTATGGGCTTCTGACAGGAGTCTTTCTGCAATTTCTGCGGCTTCGTTACCATTTTGTGCTACCTCCATTTTCTTATAAATATTTTTTACAAGTTCACTGTCGCCATTCGCCAGCAACTTTAACATAGTTTCTAATCGTGCGTAATTTCTTATAAAGAAGTGTAAAACACTTTGTAGTTCTTTATGATCCTTTTCAATTTTTCTACAACGCTTCTTAAGATTATCGAAATCACGCTGTTCTGTTTGATTCATTCCCATGTTTCTTTGCACCTTTCTTTTTAAAATATGAAGGACGTTTACTACTATTAATACTTTTCCGTAAGACTCCTAGCTTTTCGTTAAGTAGTTTTACTTCTCTAAAACCCTCAGCATCCATGTGTTCATACATTGCCCAGGCCTCTGGACTCTGTAACTTATAGATCTTAAGCACTTCTAAATACTCACGATCAAATAATCCTTTAACCCACTTGTATGCTTCTTTAACCTGTTCATATGTCCGTTCCTCTGACTGTCTTACTTTGTTCTCATTAACCTTTGATTTCACAATCATTGGGTTCATTATCTTCAACAATTCCGCCATCTGTAATAACATATCTTCCTTCTTCATACTTTTTCTCCTTTGCTACGATGGATGATAATAAATGTACCTTGCTTAACCTCGCATAGTTTTGTATGTGTAACCTACTTGCAATCTTTTGCAGTGCGCGAACACCTAGTTCACCCAACTGTTGAGTCCTATACCTGGCCACCCATTTTAATAGTTCATCTCTATCGTTCCATTCAATAATAACTTGTGCTGCTAGTTTACCAGTATCATTAGCAGATTTCCACGCATTAATAAATGCATCACCATCTACAATACGTTGTAAACATCTAATACTTTTTAGCTTATCATGTAGATCGTTTTTGATCTCATGAATCTGTTTAATTATTTGTCGGCCCATGAGTTTATCCTATTGCTCCAATCGATCTCTATAAGTGGAACCTTTACACTATATTCCACAATAAGCGCATCCACTACTGCCTTCAGTTGATCGAGACAATCAGGATGAGCTGGACACATTATTTCATCATGAATATTCATTGGCTGAACACGCCATGCATTAATACCTTCTGGTTGGATATCCCATATGTTTCTTTGGAGAGCTTTATTTATCTGTGCGCCTGATGATTGGATAACATGATTACCTGCCGCACGCATATTAGAGGCCTGTGCTGCAAATGCTGCCGCAAATAATGCAGAGCGAACAGCACCACAAGCTGTCTGCGCTCTGTCTCTTCTCACTACTTGTATCTTAATGTCTAACCAAGATTTAGGAGGATCTTCAGCTATTGAATATAGTGCTTCACAAATTCTATTCTCAAGAGAAAAGTACCTACGAAATCCAAATATACTTTCGATATATTCTGATGGTTCATGCCATTCAACCTTAGTACCAAGACCATTTGGTTGTCGCATAGAACAAAACATATCAAAGTATCGTCGGCGTTCCTCACCAAACTTCTTATATTTCTTTACGAATTTCTTATAGGCACTATCTGCAATTTCTTCTGATACACCCACCCTATTTGAAAGTGTGTAGGCTTCACCACCATAACATAGAGCAAACACACCATTTTTGCTACGTGTATAATAATCCTGCCATGGATCATCTGCGCCTTTTGATTCACAAATCTCATCATAAGTCATTGTTGGGAAAAGATATTGTCCAAACAGTGAATGAATCTTCTTACCAGATTTAAGGTCTTCCCTAAGCAGTGGATCTCCATATACGGCATCAATGAGTACGACTTCAAAACCCGCAAAGTCACCACCACAAAGTACCAAACCGTTGTCGGCCAAAGGAAAACATCTTCTAACGTTGTTATCCCGTTTAATGCCCTGGGGATTAAGACCATCAGCGCCAGACATCCTGGAGCTAAGAGTACCAATAACTTTAAAACTTGCATGGAACCTACCAGCTGTAAGAAGCTTATCGTAAAGTTCAATTTCTTTTTTAGCATGTCTTGCATTGAGAATCTCCCTTGCCCTTATAGCTGCAGGATGAGGTTCTTCTAGTTCAATTAATCCTTCTCCCCTACACTTAGGACAGTTTTCTTCCATGCCACAGCATACACATGTCTCAGCTATACGCCATTTAGCTATATTCTCAAGTATAACTGCTTTTGTAGAATCTTTTAGTACAAGTGATTCTGTTTGAGACATAACTTCTTTAAGGTATTTCTTTATAACAGCCACTGAGTTATAATTATATTTTAAATTATCTAATGACTGTTGCGCTGAATCTTTTAATTGTTGTATGTCTGGAATATTAATAGCATAACCACGCCATCTAACAGCACCAACCATACAAGCCAAAACTGAATCGTCATCGTCTGTTTGTAAGTCTTTAACATCATGATCCAATAATCCCTGCGAATACTTTCTTGCTTCTTGATCTGTTAAATCAGCAGCCTTCGCTGAGAAATATTTATATAACGCTCTAGTATATCTCACATCATCAGAGGCATACTTCCTTGCTAATTTATTATATGCCCAATGATTAATATGTGGTCTTATTACTTCTGGCCAGTTACTGTGTGGGTAGAATGGTGCATAGCCAACTTCATCTGGCCTCCAGGCTTCATTAACTTCTACATCAGCAAAGAGTAATATGTCATCTTTCTCGATACCAAGTGCATCATATGCTAATGCCTTTAACGCACTACTTGGCGCAAACTTAAGTAAAATATCTTTAAAGTCTGGATTAATTTCTCCTATATCATTTTCAATATCTTTAACCTGCCACCTTATACTAGTGTCTTTTCTTCTAGCGAAGTAAACATCTTTGAGTGGGATTCTCTGATCAAGTTCAGATGCAACCTGCCAAGCTAATGGCGTAGGAATCCTTTTGACACGTATATCATTACGGTCCATGGTTGATTGGTATTCTGTTTTTCTTGCATGTAACATAACATCGAATGCTCCATGTGGTTTTAGGCATGGACCAAATCTACCTTGTGCCTCCTTCTCAGCATATTCTTCTAAACAATCACCTAGTTCTTCTTTACTATTACTCATTATTAATAGTGTAGTATACATTTGACATAGATGAAAATGGTCAAAAGCTAAATTGAATCCGACATTAGTATTATCCATAAACTCTTCAATAAGTTCAATTGTCTTATAGATTGGTTCAGTCCACGGACACCATAAATCTATATCAGGATCCTCATCATATGCATACTGTATTAAAACTATTGGTCCATGAAATCCGCAAGTTTCAGTATCATAGTAAAGTTTGCTCATGCTTAACCTCTCGTATCTGTCGGTATAATTTGATCTCGACAATCGTAATAATATGGTTATATCTTTTACAGTTTGGACATTGTACTATTGCTTCTGACCTATTCATTGTTGCAATTGTCTTAACATTTATATTGCACTTCGTGTTACAACCTGGACAAAGCAACACATCAGTGTCATTTACCATTTCAATTGTAACCATTAAAAATTACTCCACAGGTACTCTTGCCTATAGTCTAATCCATTTTTATTATAGTTAGACATATCAGCCCTTTTTTCTATGGTTTTAATTGGTTTACCCAAGTAACCAATATATAAATCACTATAGTAACCAGACAATAACCAATCAAAATTTGCCGATGTTAAAAACTCAAGAAGTTCAATATGATTAATATTACTGTAAGGCAAACTGCTAGTATCAATATATGGCGGATCAAAGTATACAAAACAATCTTTAGTATACTCTAATTGTTCCCAGGATATCTGTGTTATTAATACATCTTTTAATGCATCCTGTGCTGCATAGCAATTATCTATAAAAGATTGATTACACTCTTTACCATATCTATGACCATGATTATAACCTTTACCCATTACAGTTATATGTGGTTCAAGAATTAAAGCAATTGGGTCAAATTGATCTGCCTTATATCTAAGAGATTCAAAGTCTAATAACTTAAGATCCCGTAAATCAGTATCACGTAATGCCTTAAGAAATTTATATGTTGCGAGGTCATTTAATTGCCATTCCTCAAAGCTACAATTATCTTTTACGCTAAAAAACATATTACCCCGACCCGCGAATGGTTCAATATACTTTATCCCCTCTTGTGGGATATATTCAAGTATAGTGTTTCTTATAGTCGCCTTACCACCAGGATAACTAAATGACGCTTGCATTAATAGTCTCCATCAGCAGGGATCTCATAGACTAGACCATCAGATTCTGCCTTGATTTTAATATCCATTAGGAACTCATGGTCACTAATTTCTCCCGCACACCATGCAAACGCGCGTGAGTATAATCCATTTCCAATTATACCACTTGCATGTTCCATCATACTGAAAATTTCTGGCCGTTTTCTTACACGTTTGTCGCTCTTCTTTTTAACCACTGCAACAGCTTTACTGATTTTGTTCTGGCCTCTTTGTTTTGCTTCCTTAATCCTCTTTGCCGCCCCTAGCCTTTCGTCGCGTGTACCTAGACTATATAATGAACGTATGTCTGTCTGTGTTAAGAATCCTGCGGCAGCTTCCTGCTGAATTTCATTAGGTAAATCTAGTAACATAAAACGAACCTGTACCCAACCACGTGACTTATTGAGTTCCTTTGCAGTATCCATTTCTGTTACGTTTAGCTCTTTAAGGCGACTGATAGCCTTAGCCTCTTGTAAAATATTAAGGTCTTCTCTATCTAAGTTTTCTGCAAGATTTAAAATCCTTGCACTTGTCTCATTGAGTCCTTCACGTACTATAGATTTAATATCTTTACGTTCAAGAACCTGATGTGCTTTATACCTACGATAACCCGCAATGAGTAGATACTTAAAGCCAGTTTCCTTTTGCTTATCTTCATCGTATGGTGAAATTACTACGGGCTGAATTAGGCCTTGGTTATCAATTGATCTTGCTAAATCAACAACATCGATTGGAGCAATCACACCACGACAGTTAAAGTCTATATCAGCGTGGATATCTGTAAGTAGCACATCTAATACAGCTGAAGAATCTGTAGTCATTATAATTATCCTTTCCTATTTTCACTTATAAGTTTGGCCAATGAAAGCTCACTCGCATATACACTATCATAGAGTGCTGTAATAAGATGATCTTGATTATCATCAAATACATCCTTGATATCAAATTCCGAACATACTTTTGTTATAGCTTGATGGATTGTAACTATAATAAACTCTCGTACAGCCGCTGGATTATCACGATCAATTGGAGCTTTTCCACTCGGATAAAATATTATTGGTGTGCTTTCATATTCTTCAGCAGTATATGTATATGCTGATGGTGGAATTTCTTTTGCATATTCTTTTGATGCACCCGGCTGCATACTACTAATCTGACGTATAGTAAATCCCCACTCTTTTGCAATATCTTTTAATGGCACCGTTAATCCGGATTTTAGAATCCTTTTAACTTGTCCAACTCTTACAGCATGTGGTAGTTCTTTTTTATACATTACCCATCTCCTTAAATACGTCATTTAAATCACCCATAGAAATATTTTGTAAATTCTTTTTTATCATTAAATTAGTGTGAACATACTTGTCAGTTGGTAGGTGGAAATAATCAATAATTGTTGCGCCACGATTAGTATCCATTCCACCTCTATGAAATCTATCTTCTGCTTGCATCCTAGCTTCACCAGCAAAGTCATTGCTATAGAATATTTCAGTCGGACTGGCTGTTAATGTTAATGCCATGCCACCGGCCTTTGGATGCCCAACAAAGCAAAGTCGCTTATGCTTCTCAAGTAATTCAGACTGTCTTGGGTGTGAGTTATCCATAGCTATAAGCAATTCAGTATCATCAATTGGATTGCCTTGGAAGTCTGTACCCACATATCCACGACCATCTACACGTAAGACTGACCAACCTTCTTTATGGCAGATAGTTACAATCCTATCTACAGTACCAGTAAAACCACCCCACACTATAAGTCTTCCTACTTCCTCATGATCGCGTAAATCTTCAATTAGTTGATCGTCCTTTGGTGTTGGTACCTCATCCATAGACCTTGCATACTGTGCAACAAGCCCTAGGCCAGAACAGTTATCACAAACAATCTCAACATCCTCATATTCTATAGTACCTACATTTGGACCATATAGATCTAACTCTCCAACTGGTTGTTTTACAGTTACAGTCTTTGTACCAAGGCAACGAGGGCATTCAATATCAATACCAGTCTCAATCTCAGTGTACTGGAATCCATCACTAAGTTCACGACAGAGTGTTAATACCTCTATTGCGCGTCCAGCGGTCTTCTTAATTAGTAATGCAGTTCTAAGTGTATCAGGACTTGGTCTTAGTTGAATAATCTTATACTGCTTGTCTGGTAGATCCATACAATCCTTCTTGAACTGTACTAACACTAGTCCATTCATTCGCTCATATAACTTGGCAACCTCATTTATGCATGGTGTAAAACTATGCCAATCTGGATCACCAAGATTCTTAGCATCGTGGTCTGGATCACTCTTTAACTTACCACACTTTTCACATCGGTCTACCGAATCACGCCAGCCCACAATGTAAGGATATTTGCCACCAGTAATTTGGTTCTCACGTTCTTCGACGATGGCTAATCGGTTCCGGAATTTATGGATATTTCCTTCCTTGATAAAACCAGGACATGCAACCTCACAGTTATGGACTACTATTCCATTGGCGCTAAAGCAATGCTCTTTCGGTACCGTGATGTCATAAACAGTTTCAATAGTATCCTTAGTAATGCTTTCAATGTTAGCCAACGGCACTGTTTCCCAATGGTGTTTATTTTGTACTCGTTCATATAATTTTTTATATTTTATATGGTGCTTGAAGCCAACCAATTCAAAATATTTCTTAGCATATTGATTAGTTATCACTAATTTGTTGGTTGGTTTACTACCATTAATTGTGCCTTTTGGCGCTGGTTTTTTGTATATTTTAGAATATATACCGATACACTGTAACATTAACTGTATTTTCTCAATATTGTGTCTATCTGTTTGTGTTAATGTTATGCGTAATCTTGTTTGCTCTACTGATCCATCAGCATCAAACACTCCTCTTAAGAATCCTTTAATAAAATCACTAGATGCTTTCATCATATCTAAACTTATAACTTTCTTAGAATCTATTCCGTATTCTTTGATTAGACCGTTAAGATACTTACTGGTAATTACTTTATGATGATAACCAGTTGTTATGCTAGCATCAACAATGATTCGTAAAATCTCATGAAAAATATCACCATCATCTTCAAAGAATTTAAGTCTACCACAACCTTTACGGTAAACATTGCCATCACCAAAAAGTACCCCTAAAATATAGCCATCATCCTCTGTACCAATACCATCCCAATGATTATTTACAACATCGTTAATTACTAAAGTGTCACCTACACCTATATCTTTTAAAAATTTCCAAAATCTTAGACCATCATAGTCAACTAGGAACATATGGCCATCGGTAGCTCGTATAGAATACCCTTCTTCTGTTGTAACCCTGTGCAATTGTTTTGTACCAGTTACAAAAGTACCATCTGTATTAATTACTTTGCCATTAATTTCTATGAAAGTATGCCTACCCACAATTTCTTTTGCCATTAAAAGTCCACTTGTTGTTTTAATCAAAGTGTCACCTGAAATACATTGTTGCCACCAGTCTAGTGGAGTCTTAGGGGCGGGCGTTCCAGACATTTCTATTACATACCCTTGATCGCCCCAATCATTTCTAACTCCATTGGCTAGTGCCAATGCGAGTTCTGATTGCTGCGATGTGGGTGTTTTAAGTTTAGAGGATTCATCAAAGATTACGACTCGTGGAGCTTTGATCCCACTAATCCAGTTACGCATAATCTTTTTCATACGTTCGTATGTGAGCATCTGGCCTGGGCATACTTGTGCTTGCCACTTAAGAAGTTCTAGGTTAACAGCCCTAACACCAGACTTCGGGCCAATATACCACACGTCCTGATCGTTAAGATCAGGGATGTGTTCAAGAACCTCAATAGCAGCAAGAGTCTTACCAGTTCCCATTTCACATGCAAAGATACAGTAATGGCGGGTTAAAGCATGAGCTACCATCTCTATCTGATGGACATAGAGTGGTCTATTAGACTCAACTTTAATGAGGTCTGCATCATATCGTGTATATGGATCACGATTCTGTAAAAATTCCAATTGGAATCTATTGCGCTGAGTATTTGGAACGTGCCATTGTTTTGATTCTGGATGCCATCTAGCTCCGTCCATTACTTTTACTTCATTCAGTAATATTTTATTATATCTGAATCGCATCCAGATACGATTATCGTCTTTGTAATTTAATGTTACAGGTATTAGGTACTTTCCAGCTTTGAACTTTGTGTCTATAATACTCAAGATTTTCTCCTCAATATAAATGTCTTATCGCTCAACGTGTCTTTCCCATAATTGCCAAATACCTCAAACAATGATGCTTTCTCAAGATATAGGCAACAACTATTAACAACAAATCTTACTTCAAAACTTGTTGCTGGTGTACATAGGCTAAGGATAGTATTCTTCCAATCCTCAACGGTGCCACTCAGTATACTAAAGAATCTTGGATTACCTCTTGCATAGTCTGTATAAGTAATACCAGCTATACCTGTCTCCATGATTACTCGAATCGTTTCACTTGTAGCATTAGTCATAAACCCTGCACTTACGTGTTTAAGAACTGTATTATTATTACGTAGTGCCTGTCTTGGGTCAATACCAACTGCTAATGATGCGATGAAAGAATCAAGTTCGCCCACTTGCATTAAGTGGGCATCTAAATCATGTGTTGGAGACCTACCAATTACCTCTTGAAAGAAGTTAATGTAAGTGTCCCAATCTATTTGTGTCAGAGCTAATGGCTGTACTACTGTATCCATACACCCTCTCTAATAAGTGGTGGAGACGCGGGGAATCGAACCCCGGTCCTGCGATAATAATAGAAGAAGCGTCTACATGCGTAGTCAAGTAATTTGATGTTAAGCATCTCGGCCTACTAGACTGGCCTCAGGGGCCATGTGGCCCTCCACCAGCTTAATTGATCTCAACAATCACTATCAAGCTTCATGATTGTCCAGGCTGTGTTGGTCGTCCGTACTCATGGTTACGCAGCCACCTACCACTTTCTGGGCCTTACCGTCTATGCGGCGTGGGCAAGTCGTTGATCGAAATCAACATTAGTTACATTGTTCGCAGTTAAGTTTTTGGACGGCTTTTAACGAGGCCAACCGACCAACCTCGGCATGCAACTTAATCATTTCTTATCCAGTCGATACCATTTCGTCCCCACATATTAATATATGCAGCCTCGGATTCTGCACGACCTGATCATTCCAAACGCTATATATCTGGGGGAATATAATTGCGCCTCAGGTTTTCCCTTTCATGGGCATATAATATTAGTGTCCTCCTACACACCGACTTACGCCGCTGTCTCAGTCGGACATAGACAGTAACAGATTTTTAAACTCACTCCGCTAACGAGTCACAGAAGAAGGCACGCGCCACGCACCTTACCAATAATCCGGTGAAAGGGTTCCAGCTTTTGCTGTTAGCAGTCGCACCGGTGAAAGTAGTGAGGATACTATTAAGCGCCGTGCGTCTAATAGTATCCTCTAAATTGCCCCAGTCTTCTTTTATGGCCATAGACTGGAGCAAGTCCTGAATAGTTGCTAGCGACTATTTACAGGACTAGCCATAGAGTAAGCTTTTTGCTGGCTAACCTTATGGGGTTACACACAGCAAGGTAATTGATTTTTCAGATCAATATAGCTTTTAGCTGAAACCAGTGACCCTGACACTGGACTAACCACAGTTTCGCCTCTTCTATTAGAGGCGATTCGCTTGGATTTCACAAGCTCATCAGACTGCTATCTTGCCCGTTCCGAGTCATCGCCATCCACAGTTTCGACATCATTAACAGGTGGATTATTGAACTTCTCAACCTGCTCTTTAATAAGATCCATTTCTGGAATCTCAAAAGGTGTTGAACAAGGAACAACCTGCGGTGAGAACCATTCGTACTTCTTATTGCTAAGTTTCTGAACACGCAGTGTTGCTGATTTACCAATCAGTGCCTTCATTGATGGTGACTCATTACGTGACGACTTACTTCCCATGAAAAAGATTCCAAAATCTTTCAGACTCGGAACGTAACAGAGGAATTCTGGTCCAAACATGCAGCCAGAATCGTTCTCATCCGCCTCGTCCTCAATCTTCTTAAATTCTGGATTTTCCGTATCGTAGAACGCCATAACACTATCGTCCATACGAATCGCCTTGGGCCTCCACGCTATGACTAAGACATTAACTTCGGCTGTCATGTCAGTATTAGTCTTGCCACGCACAAACGCATAGTGGTTAGTTGGAAATTCACCACCCTTACATGGTTTGCTGTTGCTCGTCATGAGCTGGATACGCGCAAGATACTTACTGGCTGCAATCTTATCAAATGTCTCATCATCATACTTAACCGCACCAAGTTCCCCTACCGGAATAAGGGCATTATCATTTGCTTCTGGTGACATACTTTCTCCTCTGGCCTCTGGCCTATTATCTATCGCATCATTGTCACACCCGAACCCACATTGATTCGGTAATCCTATGCCTCACTAGCTTCAGCAGCGGCCTTCGCAGCTTCTTCAGCCTTCTTCTTTGCGCGCTCTATCTTGCGAGCTTTCTTTGCACTGTCACGTGCAGACTTCTGCTCTTCATACTTGGCCTGTGCAGCTTCAATACTTTGCTGATCAAGATGCAGCGCCCAGCTAACACCAAGAGCAAAACCAGATGGTGCATCTTTAACACCAGCGGCCTTACAAAGAACAGGACCAACCTGTGGCTTCTCAAGTTCAGCCTTAAGGTCTGCCAACTTCTGACAGTGTGCAACAGGTGTAAACTCAGCATCACCTGCATCCTGACCCTTACGCTTTGCATCTTTCACTTCTTTGATACGACCATTAACCTTTGGCACAAATTCACTTGGTGTTTCGGTGATTGCACGATCAACCCAGTCTGGTGCTTCTTCAGGTGGCAACTTGGCAAGTGCATACGCATTTGACAAATTGATCTTGCCCTCATCAACCAAATTTGCAACTCTTTCGGGCAGCTTGCAGAGGCCAAGACGTTCCTTAATCCACTGTGACGACTTACCAAGCTTTGCAGCAAGTTCAGCCTCAGTCATAAGAGGATTCATTGACAGAATCCTACGAAGCTGTTGGCTGTACTGAACTGGCTTAGTCTCGACCTTGTGGACATTCAGCATAAGCTGTGCCTCAAGAGTCTCGCCATCGGTCATGCTCAGGATATCAACTGGAATACTATCCAGTCCGGCATCCTTAGCTGCGCTGTAACGATGCAGACCATCAGTGATCTCCACATACGTAGCACCCGCGTCGTCATTCTTCTCGCGTCCAGTAATTGATCCTAAGAATCCCTTGGATCTAATACTGTCAACCAAACCCAAGAACGATTCACTGTTCTTGTTGACAGTTCTCAGTGCCACTGGATTTTCACGGATCTCACTGAGCAATACAGTACGAATACTCATACCTTCTTCTCCTTACATACTACGATTCCAAAATCTTTACTACCCGCACGCCACGATTCTCATAATCATTTCATAATCAAATCGATTCGATTGTGGTAGCTCCTGTCCCCACATGCTCCAAGCATATGGTATTATTCCATGCGCTATATTACGGTAAAAATTGAGATTTTGCTAGTAAAAAATAATTATATAATGTAAAGTTATTTTACACTTAATAATGGGTCTGTAATTTCCCTATTGTATTGTATTTAATATTACTTTACTATAGACGTATATAGTTAATATTATTAATTATCAGTAAGTATATGGTATATAAGGATTTAAAAATTCGCTTGCAATTTTTCAATATTTACCGTAATATATAGCATACTCGGAAATGTAATATTTTTAAACAGATTTGATTACATTCAGAATCGAATCTATATATTTGAAGGGATTCTAACAATCATGCCAACAAGAACAGAAGCAATAAAGTTATTTTTACAAGCGAAGACCCACGCTGATTTGGCTAATCTATATTCTTTTGATATAGAGGTTCAAGTTAATGTGGCACAAGATCAGGGTGAACCAATAGAGGGTGAGTATCAAGGTAGAAGATGGCGTGGATATGAGGATGGTCTGCAAAGGTGGAAGGCCATTCGTATACCGTGGAATGCTAATACGAAACCAGAATTTAAAGACTCCGAAATGTCATTCGACCTACCAGCGCATGCAGAAGGTATAGGAATGACAGGCTGGGATTGGAAGAATCTTTTATCAAGATGGGTAGCTTACGATTTCGACTCAATAGCTACACATAATGATGGACTGACACACGATCAATTAAATGAAATTGTTAAAAAGGTAACAGATATTGAATGGGTAGAGATTCGTAAATCAACATCTGGTTCTGGCTATCATCTATATGTACATCTTGAACCAGTGACTACTAAGAATCATTCAGAACATTCGGCATTGGCCAGAGCTATACTTGGTAAATTATCATCACTTACAGAGTTTGATTTCCAGGCACGTGTAGATACATGTGGTGGTAATATGTGGGTATGGCATCGTAAGATGTCAGACTCAAATGAGGGATTAAAATTAATTAAGGCGGGAAGGAAACTAGCTATATCAGAGATTCCACATAATTGGCAAGAGCATTTAAAAGTAATAAAACGAAAACGTGATCGTAGAATCGACCAGTCAAAACTTTCAGATACAGACTCAATAGAATACTTAGCAAATCAAAAAGCTAACGAACCACGAAATGAAGATCATATAAAATTATGTAAATATCTTGAAGATGTAGATGCACTATGGTGGTGGGACCAAGACTTAAAGATGCTTGTAACTCACACAGAATGGTTAAAGAAAGCACATGAGGAACTAAGTCTTAAAGGTGTTTTCGAGACTAAATCAAGTGGAACAAACCTAGGAGAACAAAACTGTTTTGCATTCCCATTAAGAGATGGGTCATGGGTAGTACGAAGATACAGTAAAGGAATCCAAGAGGCCAGTTCATGGGATCAAGATGGTCAAGGTTGGACACGTTGTTATTTAAATCGTGAGCCTGATCTTAGAATCGCTTCACTAAGTCAAGAAGGGTTAGTTGATAAAAAAGGTAATTATATTTTTAGAGATGCAGAACAAGCCGAAGCAGCAGCTAAAATGTTAGGCGTATTCCTTGAGGTACCGGCCTCAGTACGCGGGCGTGAGGTTAAAATAAGTAAGCATCCTAAAGAGGATAATACTCTTTGCGTAGAAATTAAACGCGAGGCCGGTGACTTGCCTTTAACCGGGTGGACACATGAGAAGACTGTTTGGTATAGACAGTTTTATGCGAAGACAACTATCTTTAGTCAGGAACCTGAAGTAACAGATTTCGATGCATCAATGCGGCATATCGTTACTGAGAGTGGTGAGGATGGTGGTTGGACATTATATTCAGATGGCGACTGGCGTAATGAACCTATGACACACGTAACCAAAGCATTACAGAGTATCGGTTATGGTCAACAGGATGTCAATAAGATTATGGGATCAGCAATACGTAGGCCCTGGATACGTGTTAATAAACCGCTGCAACCAGAGTATCCAGGTAATCGTGAGTGGAATAGAAATGCAGCGCAATTAACATATGCACCATCAGAAGATCTAGATAAACTTAACTATCCTACATGGCAGAAATTAATAAGTCATTGTGGTAAAGGTCTCGATGATGCAATCAAAGAGGATCCTTGGACCAGGGCTAATGGGCTTCAGACAGGTGGAGACTATCTTAAATGTTGGATAGCAGCATTGCTACAATACCCAACAGATCCATTACCATATCTATTTTTCTACGGCGAGCAAGATGTTGGTAAATCAGTATTCCATGAGGCATTAAGTGAGATACTAACCAGAGGTGTAAAGCGTGCTGATGCTGCATTGATCTCACAATCAAACTTTAATGCAGAGCTTGAAGATGCTATCGTATGTGTTGTTGAAGAAATCGACCTTGAACACAATAAGACAGCATATAATAGAATCAAAGACTGGGTCACCAGTCGTCATATTCTAATACATAGAAAAGGTCAAACACCTTATCAAATACGTAATACAACTCACTGGATTCAGTGTAGCAATTCATCTACAGCATGTCCAATATTTCCAGGAGATACTAGAATAACAATGTGTTGGGTAGAGTCTTTAGATCCACTAGAAAAGATTCCAAAGAATGAATTCATCTCATTGCTACAACGTGAGGCACCAGACTTTTTAGCCAGTGTACTTAGTTTAGAATTACCGAATAGTCGTGATAGACTTAAGTTACCAGTCCTTACAACTGGTGATAAACTGACAGCCGGTGAACGCAATATGAATCCTGTACAGGCTTTTCTTAAAGATGTTTGCTTCACCGTTCCAGGTAAGACAATAAAGTTCAAGGAACTATTTGGTAGATTCTTAGAGTATATCGACCCACAAGAGGCAAGCAACTGGGGACCAAAGAGGTTTAGTCAGGGCCTCCCGTCTCAATTCCCAACTGGCAAGCAACGTGGTACTAGTGATGTTGATGTGTATATAGGTAATATAGCATATGCACCACCAGCAGATGGTGAACCAACTTTAATCCATCTCATTCGTTCTACACTTGGATCGAATAACTATCTAGTGGAGAAAAAATGAGCATAAAAGATAAATTAGCCAAGCTAGATATAAAGAATAAGCAACTACTAATGGTGGCGTTTGAGAGCGGTATTACACAATTAATAAAATTAGAGGGCGGTACATTTATTGGAGTGAATATTATTCCTAATGACAATATTATAATCGACGAGGTATGTAACAAGTGGTCGATTGGGAGGATCAAAGATGTTTGAAAAGATTAAAGAGTTGTGTGCGAACAAAACAGATTTTACTTGTACGTGTGATGATTCATGTTTTGTAGTACAGTTCCAAGATACGGTAGTCTTTAAAATTATTGACATCGTGACTGGGGATTTTGATAATCAAAAAGTGGAAAGTTTTGGTGCTCCATATGGTAGATTAGTAGAGGCACCTAAAGGGTTCAGTCTAAAGATTAATGATAATCATCATCTTGTTCCACTAGAGCGCGAGATGGTGACATACTTTATTTCCTCAGGCCAGGGGAAGAAGTATGATCAAGGTAAGATACGCTTTGATCTATTACCACACAACCAAATAAAACAGATTGCAGAAATCCTAACATTTGGTTGCAATAAGTACGGACCAAACAACTGGCAGAAGGTTGAGTCATGGCGTTACATTGGTGCAGCCATGCGACACTTTAATGACTTTCAGAGTGGAGATATTATTGATAAGGAATCTGGTAAACATGTTTTAGCACATATGTTATGTGATATTATGTTTCTTCTTTGGCAGTCTGATAACGACTGTTTGACTATGGATGATCCTGGAGAGGTAGAAGATGGAAAAGTATAATATTGATTATATTGTAAATACTCCAGATGGTAGAACTGAGCAATTACCAAATAGTCCTTACCCAGTGCAGTCTGAAAACCTTGAGACAGTAATGGCACAATTAAGTAATGGACTTCCACAATTATTTGGCGGCATCAAAATTATAGGCGTAAAGATTGAGGAGGCTAAATGAATGAGTTGGCACTATTCGCAGGAATTATTAGGAGATGACTATGCTATATGAGGCAAGATTACATGGACAATTTATTGGACATATTGTTCGTGATAGTTTAGAAGAGGCCATTGCCTCAACACGTACCGCCATACAGTCAGATGCTATAAGTATTTTCGATTCATCGAATCAATGTGATTACTTACCACCTATATTAACACTCAGCGTCGATGCAGATGGTTGGCCCATAATGGAGATAGTATGAATCAGGAACTATTCGATCTTTTTGAGGCGATGGATGATACACCTGAGGTACGGGAGAATAACATTGTTAAAGCTCCTTTTTCTTATCCTGGTGGTAAGCAAAAATCTTGTGGACGTATTAATAATATTTTGCCCTATAGTGATAGTTACATTGAGCCTTTCGGTGGATCTGGTGCAGTATTACTATCGCGAAGGCCAAGCAAGCTTGAAGTATACAACGATAGATTTGGTGGCGTTACAGATTTTTATCGTTGCATACGTGATAGGGATTTATGCGATAGGCTTATTGACCGTTTAGAATTGACGGTACACTCAAGAGAGGAGTTTGTATGGTGTAAAGGAACATGGCAGAATCCAGAAGATCCTGTCGAGCGAGCAGCAAGATGGTATTATATGGTTCAGTATTCTTTTGGTAAACAAGGAAGGAATTTTGGCAGGGCGGTTAAGGCTGGTTGTCAGTTCTCTGGTCAGGTTAGAGAAAGACTAAAAGGATTCTGGCCTGTACATGACAGACTCAAGTGTGTTACTATTGAGAATCAAGACTGGTCAACCATATTAAAAGATTTTGACAATCCGAATGCTGTATTTTATCTAGACCCACCCTATCTGGATGCATACCGTGGTATATATAAACACGAGATGACGTACGATCAGCATCAGGCAATGCTAGAAGCTATAATGACTATGGATGGTTATGTTGCTTTAAGTAGTTATCCAAATAAATTATACGATAGTTATCAGTGGGATGATTTTCAGCAGTGGGACCATAGAGAATCAACAACGAGTCTGGCCTATACAGACTCGAATCACAAAGAAGACCAACAGCATGTTGAACGTGGTATTGTGAAAGAGGCTTTATATATTAAGGAGGGACGATGAGTGCAGTATGTACCTGCAATTACCCAAAGATTAAAGAGAACGTAACAGGTGATAAGTTTTGTATCAAGTGTGGTTATTGGTGGAAACCAGAATGTGGTAGTAAAGATTTTAAGCCAAAGCGTAAATATAAACTAGAAAAGGGGAAAGAATAATGGCAAGTAGAAGTATGCAACATCTGAATGGTAATTTGTTATGTGCAATTGATACAGAGACTACTGGTCTTGATCCACTACATCATGAGATTTGTCAAATCTGTATCCTACCACTTGATGCCAATATTGAACCAGTACGTGAGCTTAACCCATTCTATATTGAAATAAAACCAGAGTATCCAGAACGTATTGACCCAAAGGCAATGAGTGTTAATAGATTAACTATGGCAACAATAGGACAACGCGGCCATGAAAAAGATAAAGCCGCCGACCTACTCGAAGAGTGGATCGACGGCCTTGGTTTACCATGTAATAAGTATGGTAATAGGTGTAAGATTATGCCACTTGGCCAAAACTATACTTTTGATAAACATTTTATTCTATCATGGATTGGCCAATCATTATATGATGAACTGTTCTTTTATCATTATCGCGATACTATGATTGCTGCTGGATATCTAGACGATCGCTCATCCTTTGTAGGTGAACCTTGCCCTTTCGGGAAGTGTTCTCTGAGTTCTCTTGCGAACAAAGTTGGGGTGGCTCATGATCAGGCTCATGATGCAATTCAGGATTGTCTGACGACTGCGAAGGTATATAAGAAGATGTTAACTCACACGAACTTTGGCCTGTTGGGATAACCCATTCACATGGGAAACCTTGTAGGTATCTTTCAATATCATTTTTATGATTCAGAAATCTCTTAGGGTCACCCATATTCTTTGGATCATAGCCAACACACTTAGCATATTCTGTTATACCATTAACACAAGCATCGAAGCATAAGAATACAATCTTAGTGACATTCATCATCTTTAATAATCCAATACCAATAGCATGAGATGGTGGAGTCATTGACCTAGCAAACATGACAGGATTAATCTGAACAATATTATCCTGTTTCTGTTCATATATCTTCCAAGCGCGAGGGGATACGAAAAGTGTTCCCTCGCTTTTTGGTGCCATAGTTGGACCCATCCAAGTGTCCTGCTGTGTACCAAACTTTGGATTTGAACAATCCAATTCCTCAACAATTTTGAAGGCTTCATTAAGTCCTATGATAGGTCCATCTGTTTGGAAATCATCAGCAGTTAACTTATCTAAGCTAGGGCCTTTACCTACCAAATATCCTACCTTACCAGCTGCACAATTCTTGAATTTATTAACAGCATTATCATCAATAGTTATCGGCCACCAACGTAATTCACCAGGATATCTAATATAGTTCTTGTCGAAATATTTCTCAGCTTCACGATTATTACGTGGCATCCAAAATGTACCATCTTTAGCATATCTAACATTTACTTTTAAATTTGCAGGAACCTCAATCATCATCTCTCCTTTTATTACTAAGTTAGTTTTATACTTACGACTAGCTTGGAAATGTTCAATAATAGGGCGCTCAACAAAAGACATTGTATCAAATATCTTTATGTACTCAGCCGGTAATGTTAAGAAATCTAATTTACTGGTAAATCGTTTATACACATTTGATAATGTTCGTTGGTCCCATACAGTAGGATTATCACGCTGTTCGATAACCCAGGCATCTACCAATTCACGAGCAGTATCAGTATAGCCAAAGATTAATGTGCCACTTAGTAATTCTTCTTGCTTATGGTAGCAACTAAAATCATGCTTAAAGCCAGAGGCCAGTAATGGACGTGCATAGATCCTAGCATCGACATCAATGTACATGACAGTCTTCTTATGCTTCTTCATCATATCACGTACAAACTCAGGCTTGATACCACAATTGAACTCCCATTTACTTCTGCTTGGGTAGCCATGAATATCATATGGTATATCAAGCTCTTTGAGATCGGCCTCCAATTTTTTGACCTCGTCCTCATATGGTGTATTAATAGTATAAAATGCAATTACAACATAGTCATCCATTAGTCTAACCTTTCATAGTCATAGATTTTAAAATCATCGGCATAGTGGTTGCCTACTAGTCTAAGTAATTTCTTATCATAATATTCTAACCATGGTTTACGTTTATTAGTGAAGCTATGCACATATGGTATAGCAGTAGGCTGGCCGTTATAGAATGGTAACTGTTTAAATTCCTCGGCTAAATTCTCAAGATGTATTATACTATCAAACGTGAAGTTTTTTACGTGCTTAGACTGGACTCGTACTGCTGGATAATACGGCCTATGCTCAAGAATCCATGGAACAAACTCATCAAACTTAATACTACCACAACTAAATCTTTTCTGTATAATACATGTTGACCACCATGCACCTACCATTCTATCATACGGATTACGGCAACTAGTAAATACATGATAGTTACCTATGTCAAATGGTGGTAAATGAATATGATGATATTTACCATAACGCTCACCATCATAATAATCTTGAAGGACAAGATAAAACATATGTGTCCCAGATTTAGGCATCGACACAAATGTATATCTTAGTAAATGATTGTAAATCACTTGTTCTCCAAAAATACTGTTAACAATCTATCACTATCGACTTGCACAGAGTAACCAAGATTATCAAAATCCGTCGCTGATAGTCTACATCTATGGCATTCATATATATTACCAAACACACCATTTTCTCTTGTCAAGTTTGTATCAAAATTAGGCGTACTTATTACTATTGATCCATTATCAGCTAAGATACGTTTACAGTCTCTAACAAGCTGCAATGCTTTCTCTTTCTCGAAATGCTCAAGCACATCACCAAATAATATCATGTCAAATCGTTCATGTATACTTGGTAATATCTCGTTAAAGTCACCAGTCCAAATATCTGTGTATAAGTAGGCATGTACTGGTGTTATATATTCTGCAAATACTTCAACACCAATCATGCGTATACTCCACGTACTTGGATTATGAAATGCTTTACCAAACCAATGACCATCGAGATACTCTCTGAATAACATACCATATTTTCCGCATCCTACACCCACGTCAAGTATGCTTGTAGGTTTTTGACATTTCGCATACTGTAGTATTAGTGGTATATTCGTAAATTCTGAGCTAGGCATTACATCTCCTAAAGTGTAGAGCATCCCTTGTCTTAAAATTATGCTCTAGTAATTTCGCAATCAAAGTATCTTTAGTATACTTTGTACAGTGCATACCCCTGGTTTCAGGTAGCTTATCCGATGCTGTTTCATTGTTATAAAATCCTTGTGCCTCATAGTCATCATACACACTATAATATGGTGTCTGTACTATGAGTATATTTTTACAAATACGATAAACATTTTCTAAGATTTCATCAATCTCTGACGCTGGAATATGCTCAATAGAGTCTAGCATTAATACATAATCAAATTTCTCTTTAATACTTCTCAAGGCAATCAAAGCATCGTTACATATAAGTTCATAACTATTATTATTTCGTAATGCTTGTTTAGCATAATTAATTGCTGCTATAGAGAAGTCAATTCCAACTACTCTATTAGCACTCCTAGACAAGCAGAAATATAACATCTCACCACACCCACAGCCAATATCTAATACTGTTTTACCTGACCAGCGAATCTTACTAAGTATAACTAGTTGATCAGGCCTTGGGCCATTCTTAGTTCGTTTAGTGTATAAATTTTGATAGTAATTATCTGTATATAATTCTCTAGCGTATCCCATCTTGACAGTCCTTACATTGTCCCTTAGTCACTCGCACTCTATTCTTGTTACAGTATTTAAAGTAGACTGTGCCTGAACAATTTTTACAATTCTCTTTTTGTTCCTCTCTATGCTCACAAGTATATACTATTGGATGAAAGACGAATGGATCACCAGAATCTCTATCGTACCCAAGTGGTACATCTGGTGGTTTACCGCGTCTTGGAGCAAACATTTCACCAGTAGGTAATCTTCTAAAGTCTGTCATCCCCTAGACCTCGCAGCGGTTGTGTGATTATTAATCAACTTAGCTAGCGGATCTTTAGCTAATGGATCAGTTAAATGTTCTTTAACGACATCTGGTACAACATGTTTCATAACATCTATCTGGTCACATACCTTAGTGAATGCTAATTCTTTACGCTTTGCAATGATTGTAGTGTACAACATATAACAGCATCCACCAATTATAGCAACCATTACTATAAAGAATACCCATGGATATTTATCTATAGCAACACCACATGCTATTAATGTTATACCAGCACAAGCAGCAGCCACGCCAAGTTTCCACATACCAAATACACATAGTATAGCAGCTGCTGCCATTAAAAACCCACCAATAGCTATAAGTGAACCCATCTTTTTAGACATCTTAAAAGAACCAATCATTGAATAATAATCAGATTCTTTTTCCTCAGCTTCTGTACGAACCTTGAGTGTTAATTTAGCATTTCCAGGTACTGTAATGGTTTGACCCATTACAAGAATATCTATTGGAGGCTTTGATGCCTGTTTAGGTTCAGTATATGGATCGATATCTACGGTAAGATCTGCGCGTACTGTACTTGTCTGGTCAATCTTCTGTTGTTGAGTTACCTTACCTTCTTGTGGCTTTACACGTTGCTTAAAGAATTTAAACATACCAGATTCATTACAACCACTTGCACAAGCCAAACACAGTAATAGTATTAAGTATCTCATAGTATCATTCCTTTGCAAATGTGTATATCTCTCTCATTCATATACGGTGTATTCAATATGTATTTCTCATGTGCTACACGATCAGGTATATCATTTCTAATCCACCCATGTTTATAACATAGCTCGCCTAATTTAGTACCTCTAGCTGGAAAGAATACTGTTAAGCTAGCTGTATGTGTAACCTGTCTAATATCAGCATCATGTGTAATATTATTATTTAACTCAGCCGTTAGTCTAAAGTCCTCAGGTGTTTCATATGGAGAGCCAATAATATTATAACTAAGTGTATTCATGCCAAGTTGATGTACTGTAGCAAATGATTCGTAAATCTGTTCATTAGTTACTCGTGGTCTTTCCATGATTCTTCGAATCTTATCTGAACCAGATTCAATACCCATCCTAACTAATTTGCAGTTAGCTTCGGCTAATGACTCAAGCTGTATTGTGTCTACAAAATTTGTATGTGTATTTATTTCAAACGGTATATAGATTGAATGCTTATATGCATCCATAAAATCTAAGAACCATTCATAGTTACAAGTAAGAATATCATCTTCAAATGTTATCGTACCAAATTTAAAATTCTCAGTTGCTTCCTGAATTTCTATTATGGCCTGTTCAACTGTTCGCATGCGTGCAAAATAATTACCAGTTTGTTTATTATAAATACTATTTGCACAGTATCCACACTTACACGGACAACCACGTGTGAATGAGAAATGAATCATTCCTTTACCACTATCATACTTATCCCAAGTACAATCATCAATTGCTTTACGCTGGTACTCACCACGATATGGTGTAGCAAGTGACTGTAGTTCTTGTACTGTTAATGGTTTTGCTACTCCATAGTTATTACCATTCTTCCAAGTAAAACCAACTATCTTTTTATTCTTTGTCTTTAGATAGGCTGGTAAACCTAACTCTCCCTCACCACGAAATATACCATCAATATGTTTATAACTATCTAAACATTTAGGCCATATTGTTGGATAGGGTCCTCCAAGTATTATTGTAGTCTTTGGTAGATGCATTTTAATATATTCTGTTAAGACACCTATAATATTCTTATAGGTCTCAATAGCATATATACCAACAAATGTTGGCTTATAGTCAATGAGATTTTGAAAATCAGCATCATCATTAATTACAAATAGATCAGCGTCAAAGTCTTTTTGTAGTTCAGCCGTCAAACTAGCCAGACCTATCTGATAGCCTTCGTGTGCTGGACCTTTGTAGTTTATATGTACAAGTGCTACTCGCATATTCCTAGCCTTTTAAATATGCTACGATGCTGTAGTCCATTACGCTTGACTACTTCACTATAGCAATCCTTTACTGAGAATCCAGGAGCAAACTGATTATCATCATGTACTGCTGCTGGTACATATCGTAAACCCTTGAACCAATCTTCATCTTCAGGCGCAACAATATATTTATGATCTAAAAGAGCCTGCATTGCCATTACTGTATGCCAGCGGCCAGAGCCTTTGAAGTTATCTCTAGTAGTCTTACCTCCTAAATGGTGAAACATCTTATCAGCATTCATATAACTCTTAAGGCCAGTCTCGTGTCTCAAACGGTACTGCCAATCTACTTCTTCAAAATCACCACCAAGCCAATCACTACGTAATCCGATTCTAGAATCCCAACTAAAGGTATCCGGTATTCTTGACCGATCAATTAGCATACATGCACTAGGACCATAATCAAGTTCTCTAATACCAGTGGTAGCGTTATGGAAATTAGTTCCTAATGGTTCATTTCCCCACCATTCCTTTAAGAATACTGCACCAGCATCTGGTTTACATTTGATTGTATCAATCATTATTGTTAACCAGTGATCATCAATCATCATACTATCATCATCAAGAAAACAGAGATATCGTGCTGTTGATTTATCCATGATGGCTTGACGATTCTCTGCAACATTTAGATGTGGCTCGGCATTGACAATTAAGTTATAGGCTATTTTAGTATGATGCTCCACAGCCTGAACACATTGTTCAAGCTGTGGAGTCTCTTTAGCAATAGGTATGGCTATATCGACTATGGCCATTTTTCAATCTCCAAGTGGCCAACGTTACAGCGATTATAAGCAGTAAAACCATCAACTGCAGGATATGACATTGATGTATCTGTAAATAGTGATATAATTAATCTATGTACTCCTGGGCCAGTACCCAACACACCAGTGCCAAGTGAGTATCTATTTGCACCATATGATATACTTGAACCACCACTAGTTATCGCAGATCCTGTTCCAGGTTCACTTGTCTCAATTTTATAGAAGACTGTCCAATTTTGTAGTGTATGTGAACTGTATCTAAAATTATCCAGATTTAAATACACACGATCTGCACCATCTCGCATGGCATCAGTAATATCCCAGTAAAGATATCCTTTATATATTGTGGCTCTCATTGACACATATGCTGCCTGATCATTTCTACCATAAATATATGCTAATGGTACAGGATCACCAGTTAATGACTGTGGAGAAGAATCTGCATTACACTCTGCCCAAGCAGTATTCCACATTGTAACCCAGTCATCTGCTGGCGTTAAATCACCATAGTCACTTTGAGCATCATAACCATAATAGTAACCTGCCCAATCAGATTTATTATCCCACCACTTTCGATAGACTGGTAATGCTGCTTGATTCTGTACAGTTGAATATGCAACACGAATAAGACAACTTAATTCATCTGTCTTATCATCACCGCCATCAATATAATTACCATTAATTACAGCAGTACCACTAGTTAAATTCCATTCAGTCAGTTCAACATCAAGTGAATCATATAACTTAACTCCAGCCGTAACATTAACTAGAGCAATATCAACTGTTTCATTAAATGTAGTAACTGTTTGATTAAATTGATCTCTTGCCGTAATAGTCATATTGAATGTGTGACTTTGACCTTTGATTGTGCTAGTCTCAGAAAACTCTATTAAGAAATTATCAAGACTAGTTACAACATGTGAGCCAACTTGTACCGGTAAAAATGATTGTACAAGATCCTGTGGAAAGAATTTACCAGCAGTGATCACGTGATTAGGATCTATACTATGTACAATATTACTTATCAATCCTATAGCACCGTGGATAACATGTTCAACATTTACAGTATGTTTCTCTGCTTGTAAATTCTTT